AGGGCCTGCAACCACTCAAGAATGGCAGATTTATAAATCAGCGATTATCAGCGATGGTCCAAACCTTCGCTTCAGAATTGCTGACAACTTCCTAGAGGTTGACCCGCCGACTGGTGATTTAAACCTGTCTTTTTACTACATTTCAAAAAACTGGATTGATGCAGGCGGCGGGATTACTCGCTACACCTACGAAGCCGACACTGACCGAGCGATATTTGACGATTCGCTGATGGTGACGGGTCTAAAAGTACAATGGAAAGCCTCTAAAGGACTGGATGCGAGCTTTGACTTGGCAGAGTTTAGAACCATGCTCGACACGATTAAAGCACAGGACAAGTCGGCACCAAAACTTACACTCGGCGGTTTGCCACGTAATATATTGCTGACTGAGTGGAACATACAAGACGGCAATTTTCCCGGTTAATTATGGCAACAGCACGAGCTACCTCAATACCTGCCCCGGTTGGCGGTCTTAATGACCGAGACAGCATTGCTGATATGAAACCGCAATATGCGCTCATACTAGATAACTGGTGGCCGTACCCTTCCTATGTAGGGGTAAGAAAAGGCAGCACTAACCACGTTACAGGTTTTGCAAACGCAGTACAAACGCTGGTGGAGTATTTGCCGACAAGTGGCGGGGCAAAACTGTTCGCCGCAGCGGGTACGGGTATTTTCGACGTAACTACAGCCGGAGCGGTAGGCGCGGCAGTCGTGACCGGGCAGACTTCAGCACAATGGCAACACGCTAACGTGACTACTGCGGGTGGGTCTTTTCTGTACCTAGTGAACGGACAAGACAGACCCCAACTATTTAACGGCACGACATGGACGGCAATAGATGGAACGTCAACGCCTTCAATAACCGGAGTGACGACAACTAACCTGGTGCATGTGTGCGTGTTTAAGTCACGGCTGTATTTTGTGGTCAAAAACAGCATGCAGGTGGTATTTCTGCCCGTTGGACAAGTAGGTGGGGCAGTGGGTACGTTGGATATGAGCGCCATTTTCCGCGATGGCGGGTCGATTATGGCCTGCTATACATGGACGGTGGACGCTGGCGCGGGTGCTGATGACCATTTCGTCGTTATTTCAACGATGGGCGAGGTGGCGATTTACAGAGGCAGCAACCCCGGCGCGGGTGGTGATTTTTCGATAGTCGGAGTGTTTCAGTTAGGTAAACCACTTGGCCGTCGATGTGCTGAGAAGTACGGCGGTGACTTGGCAGTCAACACAACAGAGGGCGTTTTCCCGTTGGGGCGCGGCCTTTTGTCATCAAGTGTCGATAGAACAGTAGCCCTGACTGACAAGATACAGAATAGCGTATCTATTGCAGCGAACTCGTATGGCTCGTCGTTTGGGTGGCAACTGACACTCTACCCTGATGCCAACATGATGCTATTGAACGTACCAAACCCCGGCGGGAATTATCAGTACGCACAAAACACGATTACGGGCGCATGGACTAAGTTTGTTGGCTGGAACGCTAACGTGCTACTACATGCCTCGACTGGACTGTACTACGCAGACAATACGCGAGTTTATAAGGCATGGGTAAGCGACTTAGACAACACAACACCTATACAAGCTGACTGCTTACCTGCCTTTAATTACTTCGGTAACAAAGCCTTCAATAAGTATTTCACGATGGTCAGACCGTACATTTTGACGACTGGCAGCCCTTCGGTACTTTACGGACTGAACACTGATTACCTAGCCCAAGATGCTCAAGGTACACTGAATTTCACGCCACCTACGGGCATGGTGTGGAGTTCGATGGTATGGGGGTCGATGGTTTGGGGCGGCGGATTGAGACCGATTACCGGATGGAATACAGTAGGTGCGGTGGCAAATAGTGCATCTTTAAGGTTGAAAGTACAGAATAACGGCGCTGAAGTTAGGTTTAATAATGTCGATTATCTCTTCCAGTCGTCCAACTCTGTTCTTTGATGCTGAAGTTATAGGACCGTGGGTGTTTGAACGTGCGGGTGGAACTTGGCTACCAGGACGGGCTACTGCGATAGGGCAGATGAAAGACGGGAAGATAAATGCTGGTGTTTTATACGAAGAATGGAACGGGGCGAATTTGTTTTGTCATATTGCTGGTGAAGGTGATTGGGCAAACAGAAGATTTTTGTCGGTGATTTACGATTACCCGTTTAACCATGTTGGGGCAAAACGGATAACCGCAAGCGTAAATTCAAACAATGAACAAGCGATAAAACTTAACATAAAAATGGGATTTAAGTTAGAATGTACTCTGACGCAGGCAACCCCTGACGGCGACATTCTATTGTTCCGAATGTTTCGGGATGAATGTAAGTATTTGAGGGGTAAATATGCGTTATCTAACTGATTTTCCTGACCTGCCAATCATGGCTTTTAGAAAAAGGCCAGATGGTCGGATTGCAACTTTAGAAGGCGGGAAAGGTGGCTCTGCACCGCCTCCACCCGACTACGAATCAGCCGCACGAGAAACAGCACGAGGTAACTTAGAAGCTACCCGCGCAGCAGTTCGAGCTAACCGCGCTAATCAGATAACACCGTGGGGAAGATTAACCTGGCGGCAAAACCCGACTGGCGGCAAAATAAATTACGACGCTTACAACAAAGCATTGCAATCTTATAACCAGTCACGTTTTCCTTCGCAAACTGAAAATGATTGGCAAAATTTAAGCACAGAGGAAAGGGTTAAGCTTAGAAAGGGAGGCTCATTGGGTGCGGGAATGATGGCAGAAAGCCAACAAGGGCAAACTCAAGGAACAGCACCAAGACCCGAAGATTTCATGGAATACGACCCAGATTCAGGATGGGAACAGACAACCGAACTTACCCCCGAAGCACAGGCCGCGTTAGACCAACAACTTGCCCTGAACCGTAAGTATGGCGAGGTGGCAAACCTTGGCTTTGATCGGGTTCGCTCAATATTTGAAAACCCAGAATTAGACGTTGGCGCATTACCAAAACGTGCAATTGACGTAGGCCAAACCGCGCAGGAAGCGTTACTGGCAAGACTTAATCCACAGCTACAGTCACAAGAAGAAGCACTTAGGCAACGGCTGGCAAACACTGGCATTGGACTAGGCTCGGATGCTTTCTCGCGTGAGATGGCAATACAAGGCCAGCAAGCTAACGACTTGAGACTACAGGCTGCATTACAAGGCATAAATCTTGACCAGGCTAACCGCTCTGCTGCACTGCAAGAACAAGCTTATTTACAAGACCGGCCGCTTAACCTGATAAATGCCCTACGTGCTGGAAACCAAGTACAAGCCCCGCAATTCCAACAGTTTGCACAACAGGCAACGACTTCCGGCCCCGACATGATGAGAGCCGCCCAGCTAGGTTATGGCGCACAAATGGATGCATACAACGCTGACCAAGCCGCAGGCAGTGGGATGTTTGGTGGTTTGTTTGATGTTGGGATGGGGCTTGCTAAATTGCCGGGCGCTGGTGGTTCAATGTTTAAGGGCTTTAAGGGGTTATTCTCATGAGAGACTTTGACCTAGAACAACAGCTAATAGACGCACGACGCAGACGCTACGGCGAACAAGCCCAAGCGCAAGCCCCGCAAGGCAGGATGGTAGGGGGTAGATTTGTTGCGCCCAATGCGCTTGAGTATTTAGCCGCTGGACTGCGTGGCTTTGGTGGTATTCGTGGTCAACAAATGGCAGAGGATGAGCTAAGACAGCTACAAACTACACGACAGCAAGCTGTAGCCGATGCCTTACGTGGTTACACTGAAAACATGCAAGGGACACCGGAGCAGGTTATACCAAACCTAACGCAAGTGGACGACGAAGGCAACCCAATGCCGCAAGCGATTAAACCCGCCCAACCGCAAAACATACCCGCAGCGTTTCGCGCACTAAGCACTTCACCTGATGCTGCAATGCGTCAATTTGCCCAACAGGGTGCGATGCAATTTGCACAAAAAGCCGCAGAACAGCGTCAAGCCGAGCAAGACAGACAGCGTTTGATGGGTATACTGCAAAACAGTACCCCGCAACAAGCTATTGCCGCTGGTGTTCCTGTTGATTTAGTAAAAAGCTACTATGAATCGCCGAACATTGGACGGCAAAAGGTGCAGTTTATTAAAACGCCAAGCGGTGATATGGTTCCGCGCACTGAATTTGGCGATGTTCCGCAAAATGTTTCTGAAATTAGAAACACTGGCAACGTATTTAGCGATTTATTGATTAGAGACCCTGTTACAGGGCAAATAGTGCCGAATGAGCCTTTGGTTGGCGCAAAAGGCAGAATTGCCGAACGTGGTGCTGCACGAAACAATGTAACGCTAAATATGCCTGACAAGAAATTTTATGAAGGTTTAGGCACTGCTATTTCTGGTCAAATAGAACAAGGATTTACGCAAGCACAAAGTGCCGTACAAACACTTAATAATGCTAATCAAATAGCTCAAGCCTTAGACAAAGCAATAGTAGGTCCGTTGGCTAATCAAAGGCTTGCGTTAGCGCAAATTGGGCAGGTTTTAGGTGTTGGTGGAAAAAACAATGTAGAAGTTTTGCAAAATACCAGAAACGTAATACAGGGTTTGGCTAGACAAGAACTATCAGCGGCAGGCCAAATGAGAGGACAAGGGCAAATAACAGAATCAGAAAGGGCTATTTTACGTAAAGCTGAAGCTGGCCAGATAAATGAATTCACAAAACCTGAATTGAATGAGTTTATTTCTGCAATACGTAAAACCGCAAATTACAGAATAGCATCACACAAAAGAAACATTGAAAGATTAAAAAATGACCCGCAGGCGGCGACAATATTGCCTTATTTGCAGATAGACGCTCCAAAAAACCAAGAAAATGAAATGCCGCCCGGTTTTGAGGTGATTCGATGAAAGAATACAAGGTAAAAGCCCCTGATGGTTCTATTATTCGGATTAAAGGACCGGAAAACGCTACTGATGAGCAACTAATACAAGCGGCGCAGGCAGCATACGCGCAAAAACCGAAAGCGCCAGAGGTTTATGACCCTACCGAAGGCATGACCACGGCGCAAAAGTTCCTAGCGGGTACTGGAAAAGCTTTTGTTGATGTTGGTCGTGGTGTTGGGCAGATGATGGGTCTTGTTTCGCGTGAAGATATAAAGCGGGCTAGAGAGCTAGACGCACCATTGATGAGAACAACCGCAGGAACAGTAGGCAATGTTTTGGGTAATGTCGCGGCAATGACCCCGGCAGCATTTATTCCTGGCGCAAATACGGCTGTAGGCGCAACAACGATAGGCGCATTGTCTGGGTTAGCGCAACCGTCAACCAGTACGGCAGAAACTTTGCAAAATGTTGGCTTTGGGGGTGCTACGGGAGCAGCATTACCAGCAATATCGGCCACCTACAGAGGTGGTAAATCTTTGATTGAGCCTTTTTACCAAACAGGGCGAGAAAAAATTATCGGTAGAGCATTAAGAAGCACCGGAGGCGCACAAGCTGACGAAGCAATGCGCGTTTTTTCTCAAGCAAAGGGAGCAACCAAAGGTGTACAGCCGACCGTAGGCATGGCGGCGCAACAAGTGAATTTACCAAGTTATGCAGCGCTTGAACGCGCAACGCAAGCGGTAACGCCAGACGTTACTAATGCGGTGGGCGCTAGAACTGCCGCGAATCAACAGGCAATGCAGCAAGCACTAGCGGAGGCAACACCTGACATAGGCGCAGCGCGAACGGCAAGAGAGAATATAGCCGGTGCGCTTTATGAGCAAGCCAGAATGCAGGGATTAGATCAGGCTATGGCGCAAGAATTAGCCCCACAAATACAAAGCCTAACGCAAAGACTGCCTGATGATGTTATAGCACGAGCCAAAACGCTGGCGCAATTAAGCGGCGCTAATCTTGATGAAACCGGGTCGGTTCAAGGTTTGCATTGGGTAAAAAAAGCGCTTGACGACAAAATAAACGAAGCAACAAGAGCGGGAAGCGGAGACCTTGCGCGAGCATACCAAACGCTGCAAACTCAATTTTTAGACACGCTAGACCAACTTTCACCAGTTTATGGCGAAGCACGTAAAAAATATGCAGAATTAAGCAAGCCGGTTACACAAGGCGAAATAATGCAAGATATAGCCGGACGTGCTACCAACATACGTGGCGATATTACTCTAGGTGGACTAACCAGATCAGCGACAGATAGAACAGCAAAGTCATTAACTGGAATGCCACAAGCTACGTTAGCAAGCACGCTAACACCACGACAACAGGCTACTATTGATGCGTTAAGAAATGATTTGCTTTCTATGGATTTTGCTTCAACGGCTGGACGCGGCGGCGGGTCAGATACAGTGCAAAAACTAGCTTATGCAAACATGATTCAGCAAGCCGGGATTCCCACGTTTTTGCAAAATTTCGCACCGACACAAATAGTTGGCAATTTGGCTCAACGGGCTTTAGGTTTGGCCTACGGGGAAGCTAACCAGAAACTTGCTACTGAACTGGCAGAGGCAATGTTAAACCCCCAACAAGCCGCAGAGTTAATGCGCCAAGCAAAAGGCAACCCACAATTACAAAAGGCATTGGCTAATGCTCTGCGATCATCTGCTGTAATGGGAGCGGCAGCGCCAGGTGCTATTCAAGCACAAAGAGAGGAATAAACAATGGCACGTAACGGTAGTGGAACCTATAACCTACTTACAAATAGCTGGAACCCGGCAACTAACGGTGTTTCTGCTACGGCTGTTGACTGGCAAAACCTAATCAATGACGTAGCTTCTGCACTTACCCAGTCTTTAAGTGCAGACGGTCAAACGCCAATAACGGGAAACCTGAACGCTGGCAACAACAAGCTAACCGGACTGGCGGCTGGGTCTGCGACGGGTGATTCGCTACGATGGGAACAGCTTTTCAGTCAGGGGCAGCCTGCTAACCTGGCCAGTGCCGCTACTACGGACATTGGCGCACAAAATACGGTACT